GCATTTACTGACCCGACTCCGTTTAGCGAAGAGACTATGTATTCTATTAAAGACGACATTGTAGAGTATATTCACGTTAAAGATATGGAAGTTGTCGAAGAGAGCGATTGCACAGACGAATTCATATTTAACGATTTGCCAAATAAAGATATTCGTTGGTATTGCAAAGTTGAAGACGGCTTTATCAAAAATTTGCGAGGCGAAAAATTAAACAAGATAGCTTACGACTATGAGAGTTAAACGATAGATTTATATTTTCTCCTAGCGTCATGGCATTTTCAAGCAACACGAGCAATCTCTTCCGAGCGCCGGCACTATCGATGCCGCGTTGCAATTTTTAGCTTGCGACGAACGATAAATTAGTATATACTTTTAATAGATACAAACATCTCTCATTAAGAGAGCGCGGAGCCATATCAAATGTATGCAAATAAAGATATAATGAATATAGCAATGCGACAGTCGGCGTTGGACAACAACTGCAAAACTTCGGACTTTTTAGAAAGTCGCAACATTATAGTCCGCTCTGAGATAGGAGCGCATGCACGAAAATATTATAGCGAACCCATTTCCTGCAATCTCGTCTCATACGGCAACAATATAGTCGCGTCCGTCAAAGACGAATACGGAGACGTCGTAGAAGAATATATTAACAAGTACGAATTCTATCATTGTTTTGAGACGCCGAATATACATCGATTAAACAACAGTTTAAGCAAATATTCTCAAAAAGTCTGCTTTATGGCGGAATACTTTCTGCCGGATATGGAAAAGATCAAATCTCTCGATTGCGATTATAAGACAAAAATTCTGCAAAAAGAAAATCTTAACAGTTTGTATGTGCCTCAATGGAGCAACGCTCTGTGCGAAGTCAGAAAAGAATTAGACGTACTCGCCGTCGGCGCATACGACAACGGAGAACTCATCGCTTTGGCAGGCTGCTCCGCCGACTGCGAAGAAATGTGGCAGATAGGCGTCGACGTATTGCCTGCATACCGAAAAAGAGGAATCGCGGCAGCGTTGACAAGCCGTCTGGCAATGGAAATCTTAAATAGAGGCAAAGTGCCATTTTACTGTTGCGCATGGTCAAACATTCCGTCCGCGCGCAACGCGATAAAAAGCAACTTCATTCCCGCTTGGGTGGAAATGACAGTCAAGCCGTCTGCCCTAGTCGACGAAATGATCAAATAGACAATATATATTTTATCGCAAAATCAATATATAAATCAATTATTTATTGAAGGGAGCAAAACGCTCCCTTCTTGTATTAATAGGATTATCTAAAATGATTACTTTATCATTTGATCTAATATATGCCGCACATCGGACCTTAATATTTCAATATCTATATTGTTATCATATAAGGCGTTTACAGTATACATATCGTCGCCAATATCAAATCGTATCGTCAACTGATTTTCCGCAAGCGTATCGGCAGCTGCGCTGAAAAAATAAGAAATCGTTTGGTTGTTGTATTTAACTATAATCGATTTCTCCCAGCCTTCTTCCGTAATGCCAAAACCTATCCCGGACGAGTCTACTCCAATAGAGATCTCTCTATTGCTGTCATTGAGTTTAATAGAATAACCCGTACTTCTTTTGGAATTTATTTCAAATCTCGTGAGCACTGCGCCCATATGACCTTCGACGTAAATAATAGAACATTCGACTTCGCCGTCAAAAGGCAATTCCGACGGCATACTATATTTATAGTCCAACTTTTTGTTCAATTTTTCCAACGTAACGTTTTCTCTTGTTACAGGCTGTAATCCCCAATACAAAACTCCCATTGCAGTTACAACAAATACTATCACTATCAATGCAATTAATATTTTCTTTTTCATAATTACACCTCTCAGGCGGTTTCGCAATATACTACACTTTTCATTAGCCGTTTGTATCGCCGTCTCAAAATAATTTTACCGCTAGGTTTGTAATGCTTATCTATCGATGATTTTCAATTCTATATATTTTTCTTATTAGACGTAAAGCGATACGACGCTTTGCGCATATATCAATTAATTGAAACGGCGATTCTTCGGAAAAAAGAAAAAACAAATCTACGTTTGCATTGCTGTACAACGTATGGCTTGTCTAGTGGCGCGAAAATAAACTAAAACTCAAATTCTACGCTAAATTGAAATTTAATCGCTTAACTGCTTCAGCATTAAATATTCTTCTTCATTTTCGCCTATAATTTGAAAACCTACCTTTTGATAAATCTTTGTTGCGTAATTTTCCTTTTGTACTGATAATGACACCTGTTTATATCCGCGTGCTTTAAGAGCGGTCAGCATTCCTTTCATCAATGCAGTCCCTATTCCTTTCCCGCGATACTCTTTATAAAGAGATATTGCAAGCGATGGTGTGTTATCGTCAACGTGCCCATAGTCATTCATAATTCTAACCCAAACCGCACCAACAATTTTTCCGTCTACATCTGCAACAAAGGCAATATCATGTTCGTTTGTTCCAAACCCCGAAATATAAACTTGCAATTCGGGACGACATATTATTGATTTTGGCGGTGGCTCAACCCCAACGGGAATAAAGATAGCCTCATATAGAAAACTCTCTAACAGTGGATATTCGGATTGTCGCATTTCACGAATTGTCATTTCAATATTTCTCCGCTAAATTACCGTTTATCGCTTTATTAAGCAAATTTAATATATTAAATTTTCAATCTTTAATCAATAAAGTATAAGCAATCAATTTTTTTAATGGCACTGTGTCAGATAGTTAACTCAAACAAGCACACGGACAATAAAAATTCCGTCTGCTATTATGCGATAGATGACAGCGACTGACCGTTTTAACGCTCCGCCGAACAGTAATCTTGTGTGGGAAATAAAAAACACAAAAGGCGTATGCACTGTCTTATCCCTTACCGGCATGCGATAAAATCCTCTATAACTTTGATGAAACTAAATTCCGTTTTTGGATGTTCAAACTTTAACACACATATATTCAATCTAGGATTCGTAAGGATCGTAGCGACTTTCTAGCGACTTGTACGAACGCAACTATTTCAAACCGCCCTAATGTTGGTATCTAAAGTAAGTTCGACAAATTTGTGGATGCAAAAAAGAGTGCTTTCACTCTCTTTTTGCGTTCCTGCTTATCGGCAGAAATTATGATATGGTGGGCAATATAGGATTCGAACCTATGACTTTCTCCACGTCAAGAAGACACTCTCCCTCTGAGTTAATTGCCCATATTCAATTATATATCTATTCTAATTGATTTTGGAGATAATGGCAAGCAAATTTACGGAGTTGATCAAAAGAATATTTTCAACGCGTTTGAATTATTTTGCATTTGATAATTGTCATCCCGCTTATTTGCCTGCAACCGACAGATGAAATATAATTAATACATTATCAAAAAGGGGCGACATAATGTATTCTCAGCAAATACGCAAAAATGCAATTAATGATTATTCAAAAGGAAAATCGGTCGACGGGATATGCAATAATTACCGCATATCTAGAACTTGCTTATACAACTGGATAAAACTCTACTCCGTAAAAAAGGATAGTGCAAGCCGTACAGAATTTACGTACTCACAACTCGTATCATTGAAAAAACGACTGGATAAACTCAGCCGCCAATATGAAATTCTGCAAAAGGCCTATGCACATCTCAATCCTACTATTACGCAAAAACTAGAGATCGCCGACACTCTGAAAGACAGCTATTTTACCAAAGAAATGTGCCGCGTAATCGGCGTTCACCACGCAACTTTTTACAATCATGACAGACGCAGAGTAAAGACCACGCAATATCAAATGCGCGACGTCTTATTGAAAGATATGATCTTGCAAATCTACAACGACAGCGGAGAACGTTTCGGCGCCAACAAAATACTGCAAAAACTCAGAAGCAACGGCGTAAATACCTCATTGAGCAAAGTTTCCTCGCTTGTCAAAGAACTGAACATAAAAAAGCAAACGGCGCAATTGCCCTATAAAAGCCGAAAATACTTCGCCCGAACATTTCTATTATCGAAATAAACTGAAACAGAAGTTTAATCAAGAAAAACCAAATGCGTTTTGGGCGGGAGACGTCACTTGCGTTAATATTAAAAAAAATAAAGTTTATCTGTGCGTAGTGATGGACTTATTCGCAAGAAAAATCATCGCCCACTCCCTATCGTACCGTAACGACAACGCTTTGACGATAGACACTTTCAATAAGGCTTTTGAATCGCGAAATTGTCCGAAAGAACTTGCATTTCACAGCGATCAAGGCGCAAATTATACGTCGACAGAATATATAACGCTTCTCAAATCCCTCAAGGTCGACCAATCTTTTTCAAAGCGCGGAACTCCTTACGACAACGCGGTAATCGAATCGTTTTTCTCTAATATGAAAAGAGACGATCTGAACACTCGTCGTTTCGATAGCTTGGAAGAATTAGGATTTGCCGTCGCAAGTTACGTAAATCACTACAATTCATACCGCCCTCACGCTTCGCTGGCTTTCAAACGCCCGATCAAACAGAATACGAGTACTTTCAACGTTTAGCCGAAACAGAAAAAGGAGCATAAAAAAGTGAACAGTACGATTAAATCTTCATGAAAAACCGTGCTGTTCACAATTGGTGGAGCTCGGGGCTTCAAAGTCGAACACTTCGCCAGCGTCGCCCCAGCTCTCTATATCGTTGACAAAGTCGTATGTTATGCCTTCGCTGTCGCCGGTATAATTGCAAACCGCGCGGAAATGGTCGTCATAAAGGTAGACCTTAGACACAAAGATCTCAATAAACGATTCGCGGAACTTCGGATCCGAAGGATCTCCGTCGCGGAACCGTTCGAGCCAGAACGTGAGCTGGTCGCGCGTCAACTGCGGCTGCTGAACCTTTTCATCCTCGATCGCGACTTCCAGATCTACGCGCCGCGCTTCGAGATCGTCGAGCCGTTGCTTCGTGCTGGGCGTAATAATGCCTTGCTCGATGGCAGAGATCAAGTTCGCGATCGCGCGCTTAACTTCGACGAGCTCCGTCTCGAATCCGCGGAGAACGCTGTCGTCCTTTTCGCGTTCCTGCAGATCCATCGCCGCGTCGACGATCACGCGGATGACGTCGTCGGTCAGACACCGCTCGCGCAGGAGCCTGACGAGCGTTTCCTCGATCCATTCCTTTCGGACGGGCTTCTTTTTGCAAGCGCGCCGGTGTTTGCGTTCGGCGCAAGAGTAGTAGTAGAATTTTTTGCCGCTGCGGCTCGTTCCGCTTTCGCCGATCATCGGACTGCCGCAATGACCGCAGAAGAGCTTGCCGGTCAGAATATAGTCGACTTCCGTTCTGCTCGCGCCCGGTGCGCGGGCGACTTTTTTCATGCGTTCCTGCACTTCGTTGAATAGCTCCTTTGAAAGTATTGCCGGGATGCCGCCCTCGATACGGACGCCGCCCCAATTATAAATGCCGACGTACTTCTCGTTCCGAAGTATGCGGTGCAAGCTGTTTTTATTCCAGCGCCTGCCGGTGCTCGTTTTCAAGCCCCGCGCATTCAGCGCCGTGATTATCTGGATGACGTTCGAGCCGGCGGCGTACATCTCGAAAATATCGCGCACGACGGTCGCGCCCGCAGGCTCAATCGTATAGCGCCCGTCGGCGCCTTTCATAAGCCCGAGCGGCATCGCGCCGTTATTGACTTTGCACTCGAGCGCGTTTTCGTGCATCCCGCGCCTTATGTTCTGCGATAAGTTCGCGCTGTAGTATTCGGCGGATCCTTCCAGAACCGATTCAAGCAGGATCCCCTCGGGCCCTTCGGGAATTGATTCCATCGCGTACACGACGCGGATGCCGTACTTCTTCAGCTTCGCCTTATAGGTCGCGCTGTCGTAACGGTTACGCGCGAAGCGGTCAACCTTATAGCAGAGAACGAGCTGCCACCGTCCTTTCGCGGCGTCACGGATCATCTTCTGGAACTGCTCGCGACGGTCGGTCGTTCCCGTCAGAGCGCGGTCACTATATTCGGCGACGATCTGCACGTCGTTTCGTTGCGCCCATTCGCGGCATTCCCGAAGCTGCTGCTCAATAGAAGTGTCCTTTTGCGCGTGGCTGGAATAGCGCCCGTAAAAAGCCGCCCGCATCATAGCGCACCTCGGCGGCTGGGCAGGGTAGTCGCGCCGCAGTTTTCTTTTATAGCTTCCGTCAGGCTTCGACCTGCGGGAGCCCTTTTTTCGTTTGTCGGCATCTCTCAGTTCCCCGTGCGCTGTTTTTGTTTTTCTTCGAGCTCGAAGGCGTAAGCCATAAGTGCCGTGCGCCCCTTAACGTCCAAAATCTCAAGGATGCGGAGAAGCTCGACTTCGTTGTCGTTCAGTTCGCGCTTTACGATGCCGCCGTTCCGAACGATGAGCGTCGTCGCGGTGTTGCCCTGTACGACGGCGCTGTTCTGAATATTTTCGGCAATATTACGGACGTCAGTCTGCCCGATTAAATAAACGGGGGAAACATTAAAAAATTTTGCAATAAGTTCTACCGTATTCAGCATCGGCTCCTGTACGCTATTTTCATAACGGGAAATCGTGCACTTGCTGATCTTAGTCCCAAATTGCCGATTAAATCGTTCGCAAAACTGCTCCATAGTAAGGCAATGCTCGGTTCTAAGCTCGCGGAGACGTTGACCGAACTTGTTGTCGATAACTCGTTTTTGCTTCATGTTATAACCTCCGCCTACTATTATATAACGAGAATATAAAAAAATCAATGAAATTCAAAGAAAAATCTATGGAAAACATAGAAAAAACTATTGACAAAGGAAAAAGGAAGAGCTATAATCATAGCGTAAAATATAACAAGACGACAACAAAGCGTCAACACGGAGGTAATTATGAAGGTAACTAACCACACCACGGAAATCGAAAAAGCCCTGCATCTCGACGAGGGAAGCGTAAAGCATGAAGGCAACTTCTTCTTTTCGGGAAAGCTCAACGGGCATAAGGTTCAAATTTGTACGGAACCCGCCGACGACGATCAGGAGTCGGTAAACATCTACAGCATTGAAATCGGAGATTGAGGAGGAAACCATGAACGCAACAAAACAACAAGAACGCGAAGCCCTTGCAAAGATCAAAGAAATCGTCGCCGGACTCGGTGAGAACAGCTACGTCGGAACCGCCCTGCGGGAATGCTTCTCTGACGCCGAGCAGAATATTGAAAACGACTGGGCTCTGAGTATGTACGATCGCTGGCAATATGCCGAACAACACTACGAAACCGAGAAGGCTGCCGCAAATGAAGCCCGCGCAGAAATCGCTCGGCTCGAAGCCGAAAACAAGCGCCTTGCCGCTCAAGTCGAACGCGAACAAGAATGGAAGCCCTACGAGGACGACCGCAACGTCTCCGAAGCCGAATATCAGGATCTTGCAAAAGTGGGCGATACGAAGGTTCTCAACGATGCGGAGGCGGCGGAACTCATCCATCAGGAGTTCGGCTTCGATATTAACAAAATCGAAATCGTTCGCACCGTCAACACTTACGAAATAAATCGCCATAGGCGGCTCAGAAAGGTCGGCGAGCTTAAACGCGAAGCCCTCTACAATGCGACTGACTGGAACTACATCCGCTTCAATGTCTGCGGCTGGTTCTACGAAATGAAAAACGGCGAGCTTCGCCAATTTATAGACTAATAGGAGGAAATCATGACAACGGCACAGGCAATCAATAAAGCGATTCAGGTATTCAACAAGGCAAGTAAGGGCGGCGTGAGAACCGTCGCCCTTATGGAAGGTACGGGCCCCATCCGCGACGATAAAGGCAGAGAAACGTGGAAGCAGATCGTCATCAGGATCGGGTACGCCATAGATGGCGACTATACGGAAAGCGATGCGAACCCTTTCGAGGTTAACGTCTACGAAGCCGACGGAAAAATATGCGCCGAGCGGGTGGGCGAAGAAAAAGGCGAGGACTGGGATCGGTTCAATACCCTTGCGAAAATATGCACGAGAGCCGAGAAGCTCGGAATTAGCAAAGGAACCAGAATGACCGCCATGCTCGACTTAAACCTTGCCGATAAGCACTGGCATTTACGCCTTCAAGAATGGCTTGCCGCGCCTGACTTCGATTTTATTCACGACTTCGTGGGTATTCAGAATCATATCGACCGCATAAATAAAACCTTCGACAACAGGTTCCTGCCGCGGTTCGCGAGTAAAACAGTGTAGGAGAAAAACAATGAGAGTTATCGAATACGAAAACGGAACACCCATCTACGAGCTCACACTCGAAGAATGCAGAACATACGGCTATTGCTACCCGTGCTATGGTGCGTGTATAGGCTATGAGCCTGAATCTCCCAACGATCTCGAGGAAACTGCAGGCAATATCGAATATATTCGCGACTGGTTAAGGAGATAAATCATGGACGGCACAAAATTCAGAGAAACATCCCCCTGCGATATTTTTATACCGGACGGGTGCACACATAAACTTAAACCCGATGTGGCAAAGCTAACCTACGAAGCGCAGGTAATCGTGAAAATTACGGCTGAGAACATTGAGAATGTGGTCGTTTCCGCACTCGAATGTTGCAGTACATATTGGGTGGGATTAGACAATACGACGCCTGAATGGGCTGATGCGCCGAAGGATCTCCCCGCTTCGCAATACTGCGTGGCGCTCCTTCTGGCAGGCAATACCGTGAAGCTCTACGATATAGAGGATGACGGCGAAACGTGGGATCTCACGCTCGAGAAGCTCATCAAAGGAATTGCCCGCGATATATCAGAGAACGGCATGACGCTCGACGAAATTGAGGAAGATGCGGACGCAGCTTTGCAATTTGCGCTCTTTGACGAGATCGTGTACGGCTAAAATTCAGAAACGACGCGGATCCGCCAAAAGGCGATCAGCGAATAAAAATTAAAGGAGAACAACCATGAAAACAGGAACCAAGACCACAAAACAGCAACATCCCCCTTACACGGCAGTTAAGAATGCCCTTGCGGGTAAAGGGCTGACGTATAAAGATGTTGCTAACGTATTAGGTGTGACCGAAGCAACGGTACAGCAGAAGCTCAACGGTGGGAGCGATTTTTACATAACCGAACAGGTCAAGCTCTGCGAAACTTTCCATTTGGATCCGTCTCTTTTTTTTGGGAACGGTGTTGCGTAAATTATAACGGGAAGCAAACGAAATGATCACAGAGCAGGAAATCAGGGAAGCCTTTCCCATCATCAAACAGGCGGACGCCGCGCGGCTGGCAGACGTTGCGAACGCGAACGGCATCGATCTCGAAACGCTTAAGTCGGCAATCGAATCGGCGGCGCGGGCGATCGCGTATGTTGCCGATCTGGTGCGCGAAGCCTGCGGATCTATCAGATACCACTACACGGCGACGCTTCGCGAAATCGCAACACCAAAAGAGTGGCACCTGATGCACCACGCACAGCGAAGGCGCACCCGCCAAAAGTACGAGAACCGTCTCAACCGAAGGATGCAGACGTTGCTCGGCGGGAGGTGCACATGAACGACGCGCCGACCGTAATCGCAGACAAAATACCGAAGCACCAGCGCGAACGGCTGGCGACGGTGCTCATAGCCAGCGTCCGGAACGCTTTCGAGGATCCGAAGATCCAGCAAGAGTTCGCGGAATGGCAAAGCCGAAGAAATCAAGCCAAAAAGGAGGCAACAAAAAAGTGAAATCTATCAAGGAAACCATACAGAGCCGTCTCGGCTTCTATATCGGCGACGCGCAGAAAATCATCCCGAAAAGACTGAAGCACGATGCTCGCATTCATTGCGCGGGCGGCGGGAAATGGAAAGACCCCGAGCGCGGCGCCGAAATTGTCGGCGTTCACGTCGACTCTTCATACCTGCGCGGATCGTACTACGCAAAGAACGGCGACAGATTCGACGTGTTCAGCAATACCTTCTCACTCGTTCCGCTCGAACTTGTAACAGCAACGGGCGACAAAATCAACTGCGGGCGCGTCGTATTCGGCGCGGGCGACGCCACCTTTGAAACGGTGGGCGAAACGATCAAAATCACGCTTCCGAGCACGGAAGTCGTCGAAATCTACACGGGGAGAACGAACCAATGAACAATATCGCCGAAAATACCGCGCCGGACGCGGTACAATCGCTCACACCGCCTGCGGTCAGGGAAACGAACGCGGCGGCGGAAAAACCGCACAGAGCGCAAAACACGGGCTCAAAAGCGCGTCCCGCCACAAAGAAGCTGAACCTCACGCAGAAGATCCTCGAAATCAAGAAACAGGTGGCGGGCGTTCCGATGATTCGCATAGCTGCCAAAGAGCTCACGGAAGCGGAACTTAACGAGCTGCTGGCAATCGCCCCTCTCTCCGAAATCAGGGCGGAGGCGGCGGAACTGACCGTAACCCCTTCCGATGCGCTTCTCGCGCTCCTGACCGACGTCGGCATTGACTGGCGGATCGTTTCGGAAAAGGCGACACGGAAAGACGCGAACGGATCCGACGAGTTCTGCAGGGTGCACAAGCTCACGCAATCGAACGTCGCGCTCTGGGTGTATGAATCGACGCTCGAGCTCCTGCTTATCAACGCGGACAACGCCGCCGAAACCGAGCACACGGAGATCCACGCAATCGGCACCAGCAAAAGCACCGCAAACGAAGCCAGAGCCGCCGCGTGGCGGAGCTGTTTGCTTAGCTTCTTCGCCAGCCGTTTTGACGCCCCTAAAATCGCGCACACGGCTTCAACCGACGGAATCGGGGAAATACCCGCCGACGCCCAAAACGCGGCAAACAGCCCGCAAACAGGCGGTCAGGGCGGCAAGGAAGAGCCGCGCCCGCTTTCCGACGCGCAAATGAAGCGACTTTACAGGAAAGCCGAGGCGGCGGGTTACACGGAACAAGACGCCGTTGCGCGTATTCTCGAGAAGTACGACAAAACGAATCCCGCGCTTATGACGCGGCAGGAATACGACGAAATCTGCGGCTATTACGACTCGCTCAAGCAACCGATCGGGAGATAAAACGATGCACCCGATAAAAACAAGAGACCGCCCACCGCGGGCGGCGAAAAGAACGGCAAACGGTCGAACGGCATCGCGCCGTATATCGACATCAGTCTCCCGCGCTGACGCGGGGAAGGAGGAAACAACATGGCATGGATCGAAAGCCACCAAGAGCTCGGAAGGCATCCGAAAGCGCTCAAACTGACGCGGCTCCTGAAAGCCGAACAACCGGGGACGGCGCTCCCCGCGGTCGTCGGGTATTTGCACTTTCTCTGGTGGTGGGCGATGGACTTCGCGCAGGACGGCAGTCTCGCACGGTATGACGCTTACGAAATCGCGGAGGCGGCTCAATGGAACGGCGACGCGCAGGCGTTTCTCGACGCTTTAATCGAGGCGGGCTTTATCGACAGGAAGGGCGACGATCTCACTCTTCACGACTGGGACGAATACGCGGGCAAACTGCTCGAACGGCGCGCCAAAGACCGCGAGCGAAAGCGCACCGCCGCCGAAGAAGCGAAGCGCGAGCGTGGAACTCCGAACAATTCCGACGGAAAGCCAACGGAACGCGGACGGACCCCGTCGTTACCTAACCTAACCCAACCTAACCAACATAACCAAACAAAACCTAACCAACATAACCCTACCTTACCTAACCAAACCAAACCGTCCGCCGCACCAGCTGAATCACTCGAACAAACCTTTGCGGCGTTTTGGAACGAATATCCGCGGAAGGTCGGAAAAACGAAATGCTTCGACGTCTGGAAAAAGCTCAAGCCGTCGGCAGAGCTCGTCGAGAAGATCATGGCGGCGGTCATGGCTCAGAAGCAAACCGCGCAATGGCAAAAAGACGGCGGCGCTTACATACCCCATCCGACGACGTGGCTCAATCAAGGACGCTGGGATGACGAGGTTCCCGAGGTAAGGCATCAAGAAGGAGGGCAAAATGGAAGAACAAGCCAAGACCAACCCGCAACAACAGGCTTCCATGAGGCAGATTAACGACTACACCGTTTACGGCGACCAAACCGACCGCCTGAAACAGTTCCCGAAAGCAGATCCGCCGCCTCCGCCTGTAAAATGCGAATTTTGCGGCAAGACGCTCTACGCTTACGGCTTCACGCTCGGCGCGACGATTCACTGGATGAAATCGCCCGAACCCTGCGGCTGCGCGAAAGCGATCGAGAAGGCGAAACGCGAAGAAGAAGAGCGGCAAGCCGAAGAACGTCGCAAGCAGGAAGAAGAACGCAACCGTCAGATCCGAGAACGTGTGAACCGCATCGTCGGCGCGAGCGGGATCGGCGCCCGCTTCCGTCTCAGAACCTTCGAGACCTTCGAGCTTACCGAAGAAAACAAAAAAGCGGCGTTTATCTGCCAAAAGTACGCCGACACCTTCAAGGAGAAGCTCCCAACGGACGGAAAGAACCCCGGCAGGAACGGGCTATTCATTACGGGCCCGAAAGGAACGGGCAAGACGCACCTCGTCGCCGCGATTGCGAACAAGCTCATGAATAAATGCGTCCCCGTCATCTGCATGACGATGATCGACCTGCTGGAAAGGATCAAGTCCACCTATACGGACGCGCGCCAGCGATTCGGAAGCTATTACGACGCATCCGACGTGCTCGACGCCTACACCGCCGCCTCGTTGCTCATAATCGACGATCTCGGCAAAGAACAGGCTACCGAATGGGCGATCGCCAAAATATACGCGATTATCAACGCCCGATACGAAGCCCTGATGCCGACGATTATCACAACCAACTACTCAGAGGCGGATCTAATCAAACGCCTGACGCCAAAGGAAACAGGCGATCCCACAACTGCGGACGCGACCATTGACCGTCTCCGCGAAATGTGCGGCGTAATCGTTACGACAGGCGAGAGCTGGCGCACGAAATAAGGAGGTAAACCGTGAAAAAGAAAAAACTCGTTTATATCTGCTCCCCCTACAAGGGAGATACCGAGACGAACACGAAAAACGCGCTCACTTACTGCGCCGCCGCGTTCGCCGCGGGCTACATACCGATCGCCCCGCACGTCTACTTCACGCGCTGGTCGGACGACAGCAACAAAAAGGAACGCGCCGAAGGTATGGCGGCGGGCAAACAGCTTTTGCTTCTCTGCTCGGAGATCTGGGTGTTCGGGCTCGATAAACCCAGCAAGGGTATGCAGGAAGAAATCGCGCTCGCGGTCAGGAACGGCATCCGCATCTACGACGGCGAGATCAGAACGAACCGCCACCCCGAGATGACCGAAGCGGCGCGGGCAGTCTATCACGATATGCTCGTTTCGATGCTCAACCCCGCGATCGACCTGCTGGCTAACTCGCTCACGCCGATCGTGAACGCAATCAAGGCGGCGGGCGGCGGTCAAGGAGGCAAGCCGTGAATATGACGCTCGAAGAATACCGCCGAATGACGGCAGGAACGCGATCCCGCGAAGCTGGTGCGTTTTTTGAAGATACGATCAGCGCTTCGCTTGCGTGGCACGAAGCCCGCGGGCTTCTGAAAGCCGATAAAACGCCCGAGCCGATGAAGCCGCTACATAAGCCGAACAAGAACGGTCAGTTCCTTGCTTGCTACACCAAGAAGGCGCAGGTTGATTTTTGCGGAACGATGCACGGCGGGCGATCGGTACGCTTCGAGGCGAAGCAAACCGACACCGACCGCTTCACGCGGAATCGCCTGACCGATGAGCAAATGGACGACCTGCGCGGACACGAAAAACTCGGTGCTCTCTGCTTCGTCCTGCTTTGCTTCGGCGTCGACCGCTTCTACAGGGTGCCGTGGAACGTCTGGGAGAACATGAAAGCCGTCTACGGTCGGCAATATGTAAAAGAGCCCGACATTGCCGAGTATAGGATCCCCTCCGCGTCCGGCGTCGTGAAGATCCTGCACGGGATTCTCGACGTCAACGAAATAAACAAAGGAGGCAATAATGGCACGATTTAATCAGAGAAGGCGCAACGGTCGATTCGGTCGAATGTCGTGTGTTGAGCTGGGGCTTATTCGAGAAGATCAAGTCGCTTGCCGCCCTATGATTTGCGGAAAATGCGGTCATGAGTGGGCGCCGCTCATTACAACAGGCAAGTGCCCGAATTGCGGCAACCAAGAAGGGCACAAATTCAAGGATCAAATAGCAAGTAAGTAAACAATCAAGGAGATCAACCACATGGAAATGCAAACTCACGAGATCGTGCGGATGTACAAAGAAGCCGCCGACAAAAAGAAGCAAATCGTCATACTTTCGCAGATGAACCTCTGCACCCCGGAAGAAATCAGGGAAGAACTCGTCAAGGGCGGAATCGATCCCCGCACTCTTCCGCGAAAAAGAAAACAGCCCGGCGAGAAAAAAGCCGAAGAAACAACTGCGGAACCCGCCGCGTCCGCCGTTCTCATCCCTATGGCAGACGCCCCGCTTGTGCGCGAAGCTCTCCTGTTCTATGCAGGCGATATTCAGGGCGAACTCGCAGAACGCCGCAAAGAAGTCGCGACACTCGAACAGGCGGCGGGGAATATAGTCCGCATCGTTGACAGCATCGAGAAGCAATCGAAGGAGGCGGCGCCGCAATGATCCCCTTCCCGTCAAAAAAATACAGCATCATCTACGCCGATCCTCCGTGGGGCTATCAGAATAAGGCTACCCGTGCCGCCGCCGACAAACATTACGGAACGATGTCGATCGAGGATCTCAAAAATATGCCCATCGGCAACGGGGGGGGGTGCTTAGCAGCTGACGACTGTGCGCTGTTTTTATGGGCAACTTTCCCGATGCTGCGAGAAGCTCTCGATTTAATAGCCGCGTGGGGTTTCAAGTATAAAACGATCGCCTTCAACTGGGTAAAGCAAAACAAGCGAGGCAACGGGCTTTTTTGGGGGCTCGGGAACTGGACGAGAAGTAATTCGGAAATATGCTTGCTTGCAATCAAGGGCAAACCTAAGCGCGTCAGCGCATCCGTTCACAGCGTTGTTATGACGCCTTTACAAAAACACAGCCAAAAGCCCGACGAAGTTCGCGATCGCATCGTGGAGCTTATGGGCGATCTGCCGCGGATCGAGCTATTCGCCCGTTCGGCAGCGGAAGGCTGGGACTGCTGGGGAAATGAAGCCCCGCAAAATAACACCGAAATCTAAAAAGGAGGAAATCCAAATGAGCAACAACACAACCACGGAAACCCGCCGCGAAAGTTACGAAGCGATCACGACGGAAGCCAGCAAGCGCGGCGCGCTTATACTCGACGTTCTCGGCAATAGGCAGATGACCGTCGACGAAATCGTGTACGAGCTTATCGAACGCCGCGAGATCCTGCACTTTGACCGCAACTTCGTCGCTCCTCGGCTTACCGAGCTCAAGGAAGCGGGCGCGGTCGAAGTAATCGGGAAACGCAAAAGCCCCCGCACGGGGAAGAACGTCGCCGTCTGGGCGAGAAAATCGAAAAATTAAGGAGAAAGCTATGAACAACCAACAACCCACCAGCAACTTATTAAAGCGCGAAACCTACAAAGCGATCAAACGCATGGAACGCGAGCAACTGAGCGCTTACGTCTCAAATATTTACATAAAAGGCTTTCAAGCCGGACAAAAAGCCGCCGCCCCGAACGCGCTGCTGAACGCGTTCCGCGACACGCTCCTCTCCGTTGCGGACATCGGGCCCACCAGAGCCGACGCTATTATCAAGCGCCTTTCGGACACCTTAAAGCTCGACGCGGCTGCGGAACAGCCCAAACCCGCACCCGCTTCGGACGCGGTCAAGCGACTTGCCACCGAGCTCTACGATTGCGGAATGGACTGCTGCAAGATCTGCGTTCACGATCGCGAATGCAACGCACCCGAGAATTATCGGGAAGATGCCGAAAACGATCGCGACAAATGCATCGCGGGCATTGTCAGCTTCGCGGAAGGAGGCGGCAATGAATAACGCAACCCCGAAGGATCCGATTATCAAACGCGCAAAGGTCAAAGGCACAGGGCTTCCTATCGACGGGCACACGCTGACCTTCGGCTTCTGGGCTTACGACGGGCACAAACAGCCGCACTTGTTAGACTGGGAAAAAGACGCCGACGAGGCGGTTATGAAAACGATGCACCAAACGGACGAACTCTACAGCAAGATGCCGCTCGAAGAATTTGCAAAGCTCTGGGCGGCGGGCGAGTACGAAAGCGACGGCGCCTTCTGCATCGCGCCCGAATGTGTCGAAGTCGTCAATATCGAATGCAACGCCGAGAACATCAGCAACAGCACCGTCGTGCAAGGGAATCGGGCAGAAACGATTACCGTCGAGAACAAGGTGCAGATCAACAGCAACAACGGAGGCGGCGGCAATGAATAACGACCAAATAAAACCCAAAGGCACCGCCGACGGCGTTCCCGTCTACTGCTCGCACGACGTGATCGTTAAGACGGCAGATATGAAGCCGAACCCGAAGAACCCGAACCAACACCCTGACGAACAGCTCCGCCGCCTCGGCGCCATAATTCGCGCCGCAGGCTGGCGCAACCCGATCACGGTCAGCACTCGCTCCGGGCTTATCGTTCGCGGACACGGGCGGCTTCTGGCGGCTCAAATGGCAGGGCTGAACGAAGTGCCGGTTGATTATCAGAACTATGCAACGGAAGCCGACGAACTGGCGGATCTTGTCGCAGACAACCGCATCGCCGAGCTCTCCGATCCCGATATGCAAAAACTCGCGGAAGTGTTCGCGTCAATCGAAGGCACCGACACTTCTCTCGATCTGACTGGTTACAGTCAAGACGAATACGCCGAACTTTCCGCCGCCTTCTCGGACGCGGTTCATACGGAAAGCCTGCCCGAAGATCCCGACGAAATTCTTCCCGAAGTTCAAAAGGATGCGGTAACGCGCAAGGGCGACTTATGGATCTGCGGCAAGCACCGCGTCTATTGCGGCGACAGCACAAATGCGGGCGACGTCGCGGCGCTTATGCAAGGCGAGAAGGCGGCGATGTGCTTCACGGATCCACCGTGGAACGTCGCGATCGGACTCAGCTCCAACCCGAAGCACCGCCAGCGCGAAGGTATGCTCAACGACAATATGCCCGAAGCGGAATTTGAGAAATTCGTCAGCGGCTTCGCCCGCCAGCTCGTTGACAACGTCGAAGGCGATCTTTACTGCGTACTCGGCGCCAGCGAGTGGCCCACTCTTGACAAATGCCTGCGGGCGGTCGGCTATCACTGGAGCGCGACGATCATCTGGGCAAAGGACACCTTCGTTCTCGGTCGAAGCAAATACCACCGCCGCTATGAGCCTATATGGTACGGCTGGCACAATAGCGGAAAAAGCTCGTTTTGCAATCGTCGCGACTTAGACGACGTCTGGGAAGTCCCGCGTCCGAAGCGGTCGAAAGAACACCCTACGATGAAGCCCGTGGATCTCGTAAGAAAAGCAATCGCAAACAGCAGCACCGTCGGCGATCTCGTTTTGGATCTATTCGGTGGCAGCGGAACGACGATGATCGCCGCCGAGTATGAAGAGCGCCGCGCCGCTATGCTGGAACTGAACCCGAAGTACGTCGACGTCATCGTTCGCCGATATATTCAGACTACAGGGCGGCGGGACGTCAAATGCATCCGTAACGGTGCAGAGCTTGCGGCGGCGGAAATTGCAGACATTTTCAAGGAGACGGAAGAATGAACAAGACAAGAATCGACTGGTGCGACAGCACCGTGAACCCCGTCGTCGGGTGCCCTAACGGCTGCGAATGGTGCTATGCACGGCGGCAAAATAAACGGTTCCATTATGTGGAGAACTGGGAAAAGCCCGAGTTCAAGCCCGACGTTTTGAAAAAATTCGGAAGCAAAAAGCCCCGCGCGGTATTTATCGACAGCATGAGCGACATCGGGTGCTGGCGGGATGAATGGCTTGTCGAAGTTCTTCAGACAATGGCGAACAACCCGCAACACGACTATATCGCCCTGACAAAGACGAGCCTGCCCGCACTCAATAAGAAGATCGGCGCCGCACTTGCAATAGTCGACGGAGACTTCGACCTGTATATCGGGAAATCTATCACGACGCAGGTGCAAGCGGACGCTTTCCGTGCGGAGAATGAAATTATCGACTTTTTGAGCATAGAGCCGTTGCTCGAACCCATTGACCTGAAAGACGGCGCACAAATGATCCACGCGATCATTATCGGAGCGGAAACAGGAAACCGCAAAGGCAAAGTCAAACCCGCCGCCGACTGGGTGCGCGATCTCGTAAAACAGGCGGACAGCAACAAGATCAGCGTGTTTATGAAGGAAAGCCTTCGCTCGATAATGGGTGCCGAGTTCCGTCAGGATCCGCTTCCGTGGCGGAGGATCGGCAAATGATACATCTCGGCGACGTAACGAAAATAGACGGATCCGCCGCCCCTCTCGTCGACGTTATAATCGGCGGAAGCCCCTGTCAGGATCTTTCCGTCGCTGGGAAACGTGCAGGGCTGGACGGAGCCCGCTCCGGGCTGTTTATGGAGCAAATCAGAATAATCAAGCAAATGCGAAGGAGATGCCAAGATGCTGGAGCAAATGAAATTAGACCTCGATACTTTGTGTGGGAGAACGTCCCCGGAGCCTTCAGCTCCAACGGCGGCGAGGACTTCCGCACCGTGCTCGAAGAAATCTGCAGAATCGTCGACGAAGGCGCCCATGTTCCTCGACCTCACGCGGGGGGGGTACGCTCTGGAGAACAAGCGGAGCGATCGTGGGCGACGGGTATTCCGTTGCGTGGCGGGTGCTCGACGCTCAATTCTGGGGAGTCCCCCAGCGTCGCCGTCGCATCGCACTTATCGCAGATTTTGGAGGCGCGACCGCTCCCGAAATACTATTTGTCGGCAACAGCGTGTCAGGGCGTACTGAGACGGGCGGAACGACGCGGCAAGGATCTTCCGCCGATATTGAAGGCGGCGCTGGAGCGGCAATCGGCTTTGATTATTTGCAAGGATCAGGATCCCGCGGAATAGGTGCCGAAACCGAACGCTGCGGAACAATCCGAATACAGCCGCATATCGCAGTATGTCAAAAGCCGATCGGCTTCAACTACACCAACAGCATCACGGCGAAAACAAACCCGACAATCGACAAAGCCGAAGCTCTTCGTGCTTCGGGTGGCGGCGGCGCCGCCGTGTGTTACGCCTTAGACCGCGCATCGTTCAATCAGGGAATTAACGCGCAATACAATCCGAGTATTACCGATGACGGAATTATTCAGACGATTGTTTCAAAAGGTCCGGGCGCCGTGTGCGTGAAAGACAGCGCCGAAGTATATGACGCTCGCGGAAACGGCAACGGGGAAATAGTTCCGACTATTACAGGCGACCACAATGACCGCATAACGGACTACACGGCGGTCGTAACGCAAAAGCCTACATACTGTCTGCAGGGCAACGGAATCGACCGCACGGAAAAATCGGGATGCAACGGAAAAGGCGTCAAGGAAGGCGTGTGTTACACCCTGAACACCACCGACCGCCCGGCGGTAAGCGACGGCGCCGAAGGTTACATAGTCCGCCGCCTGACGCCGCTCGAATGCGAACGACTGCAGGGCTTCCCGGACGGCTGGACGGACATCGGCGAATGGGTGGATGTGAAAGGCAAGACGCGGCAAACCACGGACGCGGCAAGGTATAAGGCGCTGGGTAATTCAATCGCGATCCCGCCGTGGAAATGGGTGCTCAAGCGTTTATGTGCCAATTACGAACGCGATGCCACTATGGCGAGCTTATTCGACGGGATCGGCGGCTTCCCGCTCATCTGGGAACGCCTGAACGGCGCGGGCACCTGCATCTGGGCGAGCGAGATCGAAGAGTTCCCGATCGCCGTAACAAAAAAACATTTTCAAGGAGCAACGGTATGAAAAAACAAACAAACCCCTACCGCGGCGGAGTCGAGTGTTCTCTCAATATTACACGCCAGACCAACACGAAAGGAATGAAGGTTATGACGACGCGCGAAACGCCTACGACTCACAACTACGGCAAGCTGATCGTTTTCGACTGCGCCAAATGCGGCACAAATCTCTGCGCTTGCTATGAAACGGATCCCGCCCGCGGCGGCGGAATACACGAAGAATGGCACTATTGCAGTAAATGCGGCAACCCGCTCGACTTCGGCGAGTTCTATCATAAGCCGGAACAGCCCGATCCGCCGCCTACGTCGGACGACGACATTAAATTCGAGGAGTAATGCATGGAAACGAAAAAAGAACAACCTTTCAACGGGATGAAATGGGAAAAGACGTCGAGCACAAGCTGGGAAGCCCGCGGACAAAACGGCACTTTCTATCTGAAAGCCAACTGCGGCGGCTGGCGCGGGGAATACATCCCGACAAACCCCTACGGCAAACGGTTCTATTTGCGCTGGACGAAGAAGATCCGCGAGATCAAGGACTGGTGCGAAAATAATCACTACTGGGAGGAACCGAAGCGTGAAAACCCTGTCAATATGGCAACCATACGCAAGCCTTATAGCGATTAAAGCCAAGCAATATGAAACGCGGGGCTGGGCGACGAAATATCGCGGCCCGCTCTTGATCCACGCCGCCGCCAAGTCGCCCGCCGCCGTTTACAAGATACTCGATAACGACGTCGTCGGGGAGATCGAGAAGGCGCTCGCTCCACTCGGCTCTACGAGCGAGAATATCGGGCACCTGCGGGCGAAATGCCTGCCGCTCGGGAAAGTGATCGCGATCGCAAATTTGACCGACTGCATTGAAATAACGCCCGCATTCGCCGCGTCCGTAAGTGCGGAAGAAAGAGCCTTCGGCGACTGGACGCTCGGACGGTATGCGTGGAAGCTCGAAAGCGTGAACCCGCTCCCGTTCTTCATTCCCGCCAAAGGACAACAAGGGATCTGGAACTTCCAGACCGACAAAATCAACGAAAAAGGAGAATATACCCAATGAGCGCACAAAGCGACTACAAGGCGGCGGCTGCCGCACTCGAAAAGTTCTGCAACGAAGAGACAAACTTCGCCGTCGAGATTCTGACGGAAAACTACCCCCTGAGCGTAAAGTTCACACCCAACGCGCAGATGAGCCTGTTCGATTCGGAAAATTACACCGTCGACGAAAACGGAGAGATCGGCAATATACTCATCAGCGTCGGGCAGTCTACCCGCGTTCTATCCACGCTTCGCTTCAAAATGGACGCGAAGCTCATGAAGAAAATGATCAAGCTCTCCGAAAAGGTCGGCAACGCATATCTTCACGCTTTCCGCGAAGGTGCCCAGTTTGCGCCCGCGGCAATCGAGAAGGCGACGGATCTATTTGTCGACGAGCTCTGGAAAACCTGCATCCCCGATACGTCGGTCGTGATATTCAACAGCCGCAAATACAAGCAGGCGCTGAATACCGTGCTCAAGAGCGTTCTTTCCGGCGACGAGGTAAAGATCCCCGATGATCTTCCCGAGTCGCCTCCGCGCAAATATCGGGCTGACATATCGCTCTATAATCTATTCCCGACAAATGCGGACGAATCGCCCAGCGACCACGTCGGCGGCGACGTCGAATACTTCACGGAAGGCGAGGATCTCGAAGCCGTGAGAGACGAAGCCGTCAATCAAATCGCCAGCGTTTGCTTATCGCGCGACATTCCCGCAGGGCAGAGCTTCGGAATAGTTTTGACGCTTTCCTGCAACGATGAGCACGTCGATACCGACGAAGGATCCGCGACGTGGGACGGTTCGGAGGTGCATATTGAAATTTAACGCCACCCGCCGCCCGCGGCGATGCGTTATATGCGGCGCGGCTATCAAGACCGAGTACGGACACAATGCACAACCGATCGCTGCGGGAACGTGCTGCGACGTCTGCAATTACAGCGTCGTCGTGCCGGCAAGAATAGCCGCCGCCTTAAATCAAGGAGGAAATCGGAAACAATGAAATGTGCAGACTGCGAAAACTGCAAATTCGAGCAATGCAACGGCGGTGTGAACCGCTTCTATTGCACACATCCTGCGGCGGCGGCAAGCGTAAACGCAGGCGCCCGCCTGATCGCGAGAACCGAACGGCACAGCACGGAGCTTCCCGTCAAGACAGCGCCGCGCTGGTGCCCTATCAAATACGACAAATAAGGAGACCGACATGAGTAACCAATTCAAATCAGTTTACACCAACGATCCCGCGAATATGGTCGCGGAAGCATTCGCGGAGCTTTACCCCGATGCCAAATACGAAGCGGCGCTCGCGCCCGAACTGTACGACGACAAAGGAACCCCTATATGTTCCTGCATCACGTTCCCGAATGAAGGCGACGATGCGGACGCGGTTCCGATTATCGTCGTCAACTCCCAGCTCGGCGTCGAAATCGCCGCCGCTGAGCTCGCGATGCAACTCATCCACGCCGCTCTCGGCTTTGAAAGCCTGAAGGGCGGGGAAGCCTACGACGCGGCGCTTAATGCCCTGAAGGTAAGATATAACGAAATCGGGAACGAACGCTTCCCCGAAAGCGCGGAGGCGGCGGAACCCGTCGGAGGTGGCGGCAATGAGTAACAAGAAAGATTATCGCGGCGGGTGCCTCATTCTTACCGTCGCCGCTCTTTGCTTCATCTGCCAGATCGTATTCCTGACGTTGAAGCTCTGCGGCGCGGTCGCGTGGCACTGGGCACTCGTGCTTCTTCCGATCATGATAATCGTCGGGCTTCCGCTCCTGCTTATAATTCTTTATGTTTTCCTGCGGCTTCCGTCGGAAATCGTGCGGAATTACCAAAGAAAGAAGCGCGTCGATGCGGAAGCGGCTAAATACGGAATGGAGCGTCAGCCCGGAGAATCGACGGGCGAGCTCAAAAAGCGAATTATAACCCGCAACATGATCAGCGGCGACTATTCCCGCAAAGATCTCAAGGAAACGATTATGAACCGCTTTCCCGACGTTGCAAGCTGTCAGTTCTTTATCAACAACAGCCCGCAAAACCCGACGATCGTCATCTCCGTGAAGAAAGTCGACGACTTCTCGGGCAGCGGCGTTAAGTTCCAAAAGTTCACGGACGCGGAACTTGCCGAAATATTCACGGTGGCGGCTCCGTACATACCTGAAAAATACCGCATTACAATCAAAAACAAGGAGATCGAAGAAAAATGAGACTTTTCAGCACCGAACAAGTAAGCAAATACCACCCCGACAAATACGCCGACCAAATAAGCGACGCCATTTTGGACGCCTGTCTGGAAAACGATGAAAACAGCCGCGTCGCCTGCGAAACGCTCGTGAAGGACGACGTTATCATTCTCGCGGGGGAAATCACAAGCGGCGCAGGCGTCGATTATAGAGAGATCGCCCGCAACGTCGCCCAAAAGCTCGGGTACCCCGTCAACAGGATCGAGACATTCATCAGAACGCAGTCGCCCGAAATCGCCGCAGGCGTCGGACGCGGCAAAGATCAGGGCGCCGGGGATCAGGGCATAATGTACGGCTACGCTTGCAACCAAACCGCGAGCGGGCTCCCGTTCGGCTTCGATCTCGTGAATCAAATCATCGAAGCAATCGAGAAAGACGTCGGAACGCCTTCCGCGCTCTTGCTGGGCGACGCCAAGTGTCAGGTTACGGTCGATCTCGACGAACCCGCCACTATGCAGAGCGTGAAGAAGATCCTCGTCAGCGCCTGCCATAAGCCCGAACGCGGGCAGAAACGGATCCGCGCATACATAAACGCAAAGCTCGACGCTCTGGGCGTTCCCGCTTCCGTGGAGAGAATTATCAACCCCGCAGGCGCGTGGACTATCGGCGGCCCGTTTGCAGACGCGGGGCTGACGGGCAGAAAAATCGTATGCGACCAGTACGGCGGCTTCTGCCCCGTGGGCGGCGGAGCGTTCTCCGGCAAGGATCCGTCAAAGGTCGACCGTTCGGGCGCGTATATGGCGCGTAAAATCGCCAGAAGCCTGCAACTCACGCACGGGCTCAAATGGTGCGAGGTTCAGCTCGGTTATGCAATCGGCAGAGCCGAACCCGTGAGCGTCTCCGTCAACAGCGACCTGTCGCCCGAAATCAATGCCAAACTGACGAAGATCGTGCTCGGTGACTACGATCTTACACCCGCGGGGATCATCGCAAACCTCGACCTTTTGAATGTCAAATACGAGAAAATCGCCGAAGGGTGCCATTACAGGCTCGGAGGCGGCGTATGAGCGGGAAGAAAACAGTCAAACCGAAAGCGCAGGCGGCGGGCATTCCCGTCTACTGCGCTCACGATGCAATCGTCAGGGCGGCGGATCTCATTCCGAACCCGAAAAACCCGAACAAGCACCCGCAGGCACAAATCGAAGCTCTGGGCGCCATTATACGCGGCAGCGGCTGGCGCAACCCTATCACGGTCAGCACTCGCTCGGGGCTCGTTGTGAAAGGACACGGGCGGCTTCTGGCGGCTCAGCTCGAAGAACTTGACGAAGTTCCCGTCGATTATCAAGACTACGAGTCGGAGGCGGCGGAACTTGCGGATCTGACGGCAGACAACCGCATCGCCGAGCTTGCCGAAACCGACAACAAAATGCTCATCGAAATTTTCGGAACGATTGACGCCTCCGACTTAGACTTCGGGCTGTCGGGCTACTCAAAAGACGAATATGCGGAAATAGCCGCGTCCTTAAACGAAACGCTTGCCGCAACCGAAACCGAGGAAGATCTCGACGACGTTCCCGAAACTCCCGATGCACCCGTTACGCAATACGGCGACATCTGGATCCTCGGCGGGCGTCATCGTGTTATGTGCGGAAATTCAACCGTCCCCGAAGATCGCGAAAAACTGCTCGACGGCGCCGCTCCGCAAACTCTTTTGACGGATCCGCCGTACTGCTCGGGCGGCTTTCAGGAAACGGGCAAAAGCACGGGAAGCATCGGAACAATGCGCGCCGACGGCGGCCCGCTTCCGAAAATCGCGAACGACATCCTTTCCACGCGCGGCTATCAGAACCTTATCGCCAAAGCTCTCGCCGATATTCCGTGCCAATACGCTTATGTTTTTACTGACTGGCGAATGTGGGTGTATTTGTTTGACCTTATCGAAGGCGCAGGCTTCGGCGTAAAGTCGATGATCGTCTGGGACAAAGGAACGCCGGGAATGGGCGTCGGCTGGCGATCCCAGCACGAGCTCATTATTTTCGGCAATCGAAGCAAGACGAAGTTCGACAATCACAAAGGTTACGGAAACGTGATAAAATGCTCGCGATCGGGAAACGAACTGCACCCCACGCAAAAGCCCGAGGAAGTTTTCGAGATCATTCTCGACAATATGGAATGGGCGGCGGGCGTGTATGATCCCTTCGGAGGAAGCGGGACGGCGCTTGTCGCCGCCGAAGCGAAAGGTCAGCAGGCGTTCGTGATGGAATTGACGCCGCAATATACCGACGTCGAAGTAAAACGCTGGCACCGCATAACGGGAAGCCGCGACGTCAAACTCATCCGCGACGGCAGGGAAGTCGCACCCGAGAAATACGAGAGAATTTTCGAGAAAATAGACAGTAACGATTAAGGAGGCGGCTATGAAGAAAACACAAGCGATCAAAGAAAGATTAAACGCGCACAGGGAAATGCTCGAAAAACTTGCCACTTTGAAGCAGGAGCTCGAATATGCGGCGGATGCATACGGAAGCCCGCGCGCTATTGATTATTCGGGAATGCCACACGGAAGCGGCGACGGAACGAGCGAAACGGAGCGCGTCGTGCTGAGAAAGGTCGCTCTCGAAGAACGAGTAAAACAAAAGGAAAACGAAATCGCCGCCGACTGGGCTGAGCTGGAGCCCTTCGTCGAACGCCTTGCCCCCTCCGAAACGCTCGTGATCAATCTCCGCTATTACTACGGCGCCGAATGGCGCGAAATCTGCCAAAGAATTTACGGCAAACACGACGACTATGAGCTCGAAGCCGACCAATACATGGACAAAATGTTCAGAACCCACGGGCGCGCTCTACTCAACCTTGCCGAATTATACACCCACAAAACCGCGTAAATGCCGAAATTCCGCCCGACTTCCGTCGGAAATCTGCGGAAATCTGAAAAAAGGTCAGTAAAACGCAGTAAAAAGAAGTAAATCACATTGAAACGCAGTAAACGGGTGTGTTATAGTGTATGCTGTCAAAGAACCGCAACGGGGAAACTCGTCGCGGCTTTCTTTTTACGGAAAGATCCCGCTATCGGAGCGGGACGGCGGGCGGCGGCTATTTATGGTCGCCGCTTCCAATTATCAACAGGGCTTCGGAGGCGGCTATGGAATTAAACATCAGCATCCCCGGACTGGACGGCGTTCTTTCCAAAGCAAAAAAAACGCAGAGCGACATCCAGAAAGCCGTCAGTCAAACCGTCAAAGACTGCAAAGCCCGCGCTCCCGCGCAGGTAACCAAAGCAGTTACAGCCGTCTATGCGATTAAATCAAGCGAAGTGACGGCGGCGGGTAAGGCAGCCAAAGGCGGTGCGAAAACAGTCGGGGAGATCAAGATCAAGGGCGTGAGTATGGAAAACATACAGCTCGTATATCGCGGTCGCCTTCTTACGCCTACACACTTCTCTATGACGCCCCGAACGCGACCGGCGGGCGGTAAGAAATACACGGTCAAAGCCGCCATATACAAGGGCAAAAAGAAAGCTCTCGGCAGTTCCGTTTTCCTTGCCCCCTCGGGGGCTCTGGGCACGACGGAGATCCCGTTCAAAAGGACGACGGACGCGCGCCTTCCTATTGACGCGATCCGCACGGTAAGCATACCGCAGACGATCGGCAATGAGAAGGTCGCCGCCGATATAAAGGTCAGGCTCAACGATCTGCTGTTAAAACGCTTACAGCATAACATTGACCGATACGCAAAAAAATAGCCCACCCCTATGCGCCGACGTTGCTCAACTGCGGCGCCCCCTTATCTTGTTATTATCGGCAGTACCTCAGAGAAAAAAGCAAAGCCGCTAAGGCACGGAGCGCGTCAGCGAGCGCCCACAAAGTTTCCAGCAGGTACTGTCGGTAATATTTTACTCTTGCGGTGCTCGCGAGCCCAGAACTCGCATAGTCCCGGAGAATTTTTTACAATCGTTTCGTTACGCAAAAAAGGAGGTAATCATGGCAACACAGCCCTCGCAACCGAAGCGGACAATGGTCGAAGCGGCAATGGTCGCGAAGCTGTTCAATTTGACGGTTCGGCGCATTCAGCAACTCACGCAGGACGGGATTCTGACGACCGAGCTCGTCGATAAAAAACGCCGCTACGATCTACTTCTGACGGTTCAAAAATACATTGCTTATCTGCAGGAAAAGGTCGCCAAAAAAGGCGAAAGCAAGGCAGACGCCGAAAACGAGAGCCGCAAAATCAAAGCCGACGCCGACTATCGCGCTACGAAGGCAGAGCTCGCCGATATGGAACTCAAAGAACTCCGCGGCGAGATGCATCGCAGCGAGGACGTCGAAGCTATGACGACGGATCTCGTGTTTACCATCCGCAGCATGATGCTCGCGCTTCCCGGTCGGCTCGCGATCGACCTCGCAAAAATCACAAAGCCCGCGGAAATATCTGAAAGGATCAAGCAGGAAGTTTATGCGATCCTGCTGGAGCTCTCGAACTACAAGTACGACGCCGCCGCGTATAAGAAGCGCGTCCGCGACCGTCAGGGCTGGAGCGAACTCCTGAAAGATGACGACGACACAGGCTGAGGCGCGTCTCAATAAAGCGATCGCGCCCGCCGTCCGTAATTTTGCACCGCCTGACGACCTAACCGTTTCACAATGGGCAGACCGACACCGTCGGCTATCGCCCGAAACTTCAGCCGAGGCTGGCCCGTGGAGAACCGCACGGACGCCATACCTCAAAGAGCCGATGGATGCGTTCAACGATCCGAAAGTTACGAACATAGTCATGGTCGCGGCTTCGCAGGTCGGCAAATCTGAATTTTTGCTAAACTGCATCGGTTACGTCATCGATCAAGATCCAGCGTCCGCCATGTATATACAGCCGACGCTGGACGATGCCCGAAAATTCTCACGTCATAGAATCGCGCCGATGATTCGAGACAGCAAACCGTTACGGTCGAAAGTTTCGGACGTTAAAACGAGAGACAGCGGCAACACGCTCCTGCAGAAAGCGTTCCCCGGTGGTATGCTTACGCTTACCGGCTCGAACACCGCGTCCGCACTTGCGTCGACGCCTGTTCGTTACATATTCGGCGATGAACGAGACCGCTGGGCTTTAAGCGCGGGCACGGAAGGCGATCCGTGGGAACTTGCCAAAGCCCGCCAGACCACATTCTACAACAAGAAAGCCGTCGAAGTTTCGACGCCAACGATCAAAGGAAGCAGCAATATCGAAGCGGCGTATGAACGCGGCACCCAAGAGCGCTGGTGCATAAAATGCCCCCATTGCGGAGAGTGGCACGACATAATTTTCGATAATATCAGATTTTTACCCGAAGAGAAAAAAATCGGCAATAAAATCACATACACGGTTAGCTCGATATTCTGGGTGTGCCCTTCGTGCGGGGCTATAAGCACCGAGGACGAAGTCCGCAATCAGCCCGCGAAATGGATCGCGCAAAACCCCGATGCATACAAGAAAGGCATCCGCTCGTTCTGGTTGAATGCTTTTTCGTCGCCGTGGGTAACGTGGGAGACTATCGTGCTTCGCTTTCTCGAGGCTCGCAACGATCCCGAAAAGCTGAAAGTTGTTTATAACACACTACTCGGTAAGCTCTGGGAAGAACGCGGCGAAATCGAGAACGAGGACGAAGTGATGGCGCGGCGCGAAGAATACAAAGCCGAACTGCCCGACGGTGTGCTCGCGCTCACTTGCGGCGTCGATACGCAGGACAATCGTCTCGAATACGAAGTTGTCGGTTACGGGCACTATGGCGAGGACTGGGGCATTACGAAGGGCGTTATTATGGGGCGCCCCGACAATGAGGAAGTCTGGGAACGGCTGGACGATGTTGTCGATCACGTCTATCGTTTTGCAAACGGTAAAGGACTCCGAATCAGCTGCACCTTCGTCGATTCAGGCGGGCACTATACACAGGAAGTCTATGCGGCTTGCCGCAAACGTCTCGCGAAGCACGTCTTTGCTATAAAAGGCAAAGGCGGGCCCGATATTCCGTATGTCGGGATCCCGTCGCGCGTTCCGTTGAAAGACAACAAAAAGATCTTTTGCTGGCTCTATACGCTCGGCGTCGACGCGGGCAAAGCAAAGATTATGAAGAAGCTGACGACGCAAACGCCGGGACGGAACTATTCGCACTTTCCGCTCGGCGATCGCGGATACGATTCGACTTACTTCTCAGGGCTTCTATCGGAGCGGCTCGTTCTGACGCGCACACGCCGCGGCAATCAATGGGTATGGGAAAAGATCCCCGGACACGAACGCAACGAACCGCTCGACTGTCGCAACTATGCGAACGCGGCGTTCAGGCTCGCCAATCCGGATTTGACCGCGATCGAGAACCGTCTGAAAGGCATCCAAGAAAAACCCGCCGCGCCTGCGGCAAAAAAGAAACCCGCACATCCGAAAAATAAACATCTCGGAAGCGGCGACGACTGGTAAAAGGAGGCAGTATGAATAAAGCCGAAATTGAAAAAAAGATCACGGAAAAGCGTGAGCGACTGGCTTGCTATCTTGCCCGCGAAAAGGAAATGCTCTGCGGCGGAGTCCAAAGCTACGGCGTCGGAACGCGTAACCTTGCGCGGTACAACACCGACCTGAGCACGGTCAGGAAAGCAATCAAAGAGCTCGAGGACGAAATCAAAGAGCTCGAAGCGATGATCACAAAACAAAAGCCCCGCCGAGCGGTCGGCGTGGTTCCGCGGGACTGGTAAGGAGACGATATGAACAAATCAGACGACAAAAGGCTCGCCCCTTTCGGCGCGAGACCGCGTCGACCTACTAACAAAGGTTACGGCGACGCGGGCGCCAGTTATTCCAAAAAAGCCCTGAAGGGCTTCCTTGCGTCGAGCGGATCGGCGCACGAAGATATTGACGCGAACAATCGAACGCTTCGACAGCGGGCTCGTATGCTCTATATGGCGGCGCCGCTCGCGACGTCGGCGATCAAGACGAATCGCACGAATGTCATCGGCTGCGGCTTGCAACTCAAAAGCAGGATCAACAGGGAGCGGCTCGGGCTTTCTGCAGATCAAGCGAAAAACTGGCAAAAACGAACCGAGGAAGAGTTCGAGCTCTGGGCGGCGAGTAAGGTCAACTGCGACGCGATCGGGATCAATAATTTTTACACGGCGCAACAGCTCGCGTTCTCTTCCCAGCTTCTCTCCGGCGATGTCATTGTATTGTTACAGCATGAAGAACCGACGTCGCTCAACCCCTACGGCTTGCGTTTCCATATAATCGAAGCTGATCGGCTTTCTACGCCCATTGATACGGTCGCGGGATCTTCGGCTTTCAATTATCTGACGCAGGGCACGACGAAAGACGGCAACATGATTTACGACGGCGTCGAAACCGACAAGAACGGAAAAATCGTCGCTTACCATATACGCAACACTTACCCCTTCGAGCAAACGACGAAAGAGACGAAGTGGGTGCGCGTCGTGGCATACGGCGAAGAGACAGGACTTCCGAACGTGCTCCACATTATGCAGGCGGAACGCCCCGAGCAATATCGCGGCGTAACCTATCTGGCACAGGTTATCGAGCCGCTTCTGCAACTGCGGCGCTATACCGACAGCGAACTTACGGCGGCGGTCGTCGAGAGCTTTTTCACGGCGTTTATAAAAACTGAGTCCGATCCGAGCGCGTTCCCGTTTAATGAGGTCGGCGATGGAGAGGTTCAGGACGGTACGACAGGTGAGAGCGAGCAGGGAATCAGCACGGACGAAAACGAATACGAAATGGGCCCCGGTCAGATCAACGTAATGAAGCCCGGCGAGGATGTCGTATTCGGCGATCCCAAACGCCCCGCGGGCGGCTTTGATGCATTCGTTCAGGCTATCTGCAAGCAGGTCGGTGCGGCTTTGGAAATACCTGCCGATCTTCTTCTTAAGGCGTTCAATGCGTCGTACAGCGCCAGCCGCGCGGCACTTTTGGAAGCGTGGAAAGCGTTCAAAATGTGGCGCGAATGGTTCGTTGACGACTTCTGCCGCCCGCTTTACGAGGTGTGGCTTTCCGAAGCGGTCGCTCGCGGTCGTATTCTCGCTCCCGGCTTCTTCTTCGATCCCGCTATCAGAGCCGCGTGGCTCGGTTCCGAATGGATCGGCCCGTCGCAGGGACAGCTCGATCCCGTCAAAGAGATCCAAGCCGAAGCCCTTGCCTGCGAGAATGGATTCAGCACACGCGAACAGTCGACCGTCAAACTTAACGGCGGCAGTTACGAGGGCAACGTCGAGCAGCTTGCCGACGAAAACGCTCAACTTTCAAAGACAAAAGGAAAAAGCGAGCAGGGCGATTCACTCGATGCGCTTGCCGCGGCGCTTATTCCTAAAATCTTAAACCAAATCAAACAAGGAGGAGATCCTACATGAAGAACAGGATCAAATTGACAAACGGCCCGAACCCCGCCTCCGCGCGGAAATGCTGGAACGTAATCACGGGCGCGGGAAGCGACTCGGCAGAGATCACGCTTTACGGCGACGTGTGCAGTCAGCAACCGACGGACTGGTGGACGGGCGAACCCGCTCCCGGCTTATACATAACGCCCGAGGGCTTCCTCGACGATCTCGCGCAAATCAAAGACAAGTCGGAAATCGTCGTGAAAATTAACAGCGGCGGCGGCGATCTATACACCGGCATCGCCATCCACAACGCGCTCAAATCGCTAAAAGGACACAAGACGGTCATCATCGAAGGGCTTGCGGCAAGCGCCGCCAGCGTGATCGCTTGTGCCGGCGACGAAGTTCAGGTTCACGCCGGAAGTATGATCATGATCCACGGCGCCGCCGTTTGCGTGGTCGACTTTATGACCGCCGAGGACGTCAAGAAAATCGCAAAAAATCTCGAGGCGGCAAACAGCGCAATCGCGCAGATCTACCACCAAAAGACGGGGCTCGAAATCGAATCCCTCCGCTCTATGATGAAAGCGGAAACGTGGATGGTCGGCAAGGATGCCGTCGACAAGAAATTCGCGGATACTTTGCTTTCGGACGCGGGCCCGAGTATGAGCCTGAGCGCAGACAAGAAGGTGCTTCTCGTTGCGGGCGTTCGCCACGACGTGAAAGCCTTCCACAACATACCGGGGACGATCCCGGTCAAACCCGATGCTTCTGCCGAATCGGCAGCAGTAAATAAAAAAGAGCCGCCCGTCAGCGGCAAAGGAGAAACAACCATGACGGAAAAAGAACTCAGGGCACAGTTCCCGGACATCATTGCCGCTATTGAGACGGCGGCGACCGAGAAAGCCCGCACGGACGCGGTAAACGGAGAGCGCGCCAGATTGAAAGCGATCGAAGAGATCGAGTCGCAAATCGGCGATCCTGCGCTTATCGCAGACGCCAAATACGGCGCGAATGCCTGCACCGCGGAACAGCTCGCACTCAAAGCTATGCAGGCACAGGCAAAACTGGGCGCGGCGCACCTTACCGCGCTCGCATCCGACGGGGAGAAATCGGGCGTGAAAGACGTCTCGGGAAACCCTAACGGCGGCAACGGCGACACCGGAAGCGACGACGCTGCGGAGCTTAAGGGAATCGTTGACGCTTACAAATCTCAAACGGGAGGATCCAGAAGATGACGAAACTCAATGAAAACGTCGGCTCGGTTGAATACGACGAGCTGATCAACAGCGCGGAACCCAAAGCGGACGTGTTCAACGTAACGCTCAGAGCTCAGGCGGCGGAAACGATATTGAAGCGCGGCACCGTGCTCGCTCTTTCGGACGCCGACAACAAGGTTGTCGTGCTCGGCACGTCCGCGAAAACCTTCGGAGAAGGCGCCAGCACCAAGACGGAAAACCTGACCGCGAACTGCATCCTTTCCGACGATGTAACCGTCGGCACGAAAGACTGCATCGTGGTCGCTTATCGCACCGGACACTTTAATCGCAACAAACTCATCGTTGCGGAAGGTTACACCCTCGCGCACTCGGACGAAGAAGAACTTCGCAAAGTCGGCATTCTTCTCGATACGGCGCTCAACGCATAAAAAGGAGACAAAATCATGTTAGACATTTTCAAAACGCATACCATGCTCCTGCTCGTTAAGGAGCTCAACCCTCTGCACACCTTCCTTCGCGATCGTTACTTCCCGACGAACGAATCGACGGATCTGTTCGCAACGGACGACGTGCTCGTGCAATATCGCAGCGGAAGCAAAAAACTCGCGCCTTTCGTTGCTCCCCGCAAAGGCGGCGTCGCCGTATTGCGTAAAGGTCATCACATGGAACGCTACACGCCGCCCTATATCGCGCCCAAGCGCACCATGACGATCGACGACCTTAACAAGCGCGGCTTCGGCGAGGCGCTCTATACGAAGCTGACGCCCGCTCAGCGTCAGGCAACGCTTATGATGCAGGACTTCGAGGATCTCGACGAAATGATCAGTCGCCGCGAAGAAGCTATGGCGGCGGAAACGCTTCTTACGAACGGCTGCGTCATGAAGCACATTACCGACGATCCCAGCAAACCCGAAGAAAAAGAGATCCGTTTTTACGACGGAGAAACCAACCCCGCGCAGTACACGCCCGCAACGGACTGGAACGCGGCGGGAGCCACAATTCTCGAAGATATCGCCGTTGTCTGCGGCGATCTGGCGGCGAAAGGACTGCCTGCGACGGATCTCATCGTTGCGCCCGACGTCGGCTCGACTATTTTGCACGATGCCGAGATCCAAAAACTTCTCGACAATCGGAACATAAATATCGGCGGTGTGGATCCCGAGAAACTTCCCAACGGCGCGACGAAAATCGCGCGCCTGAATTGCAACGGACACGTCGTGGATGTTCTTCAGTATAGCGACACCTACACGAACGACGACGATGAAAACGTCAGCTTCATTCCCGCAGGCAAGGCGATCCTTACCGCGCCCGGATGCGGTCGTACTCTTTACGGCGCCGTTTCGCAGGTTGAGCAGGAAGATAACCTGTTCCATACCTACACGGGGAAAAGAATCCCGAAATTCGTCGGCAGCGCGGGAAGCAACACGCGCGAACTTTATCTCACGTCGTGCCCTCTCTGCATTCCCAACAACAAGGACGCGTGGATCGTAATCAATGCGATCAACCCGAGCAAAGATTAAGGAGGGCGGTATGGTCAAGATTATCAAAGGTACTTACGGACGCCGTAAGGGCTCCGTCATCGTCCCCGTTCGCGCAGGCGAAACCGTGGAACTTACCGACGAACAGGAAGCCCGTCTCGTTAAGCTGGGCGTCGCGGAATATGTAAACGATTCCGACGGTGCGCCCGCGCCTTCGTCGAGCGACGAAACCGACGAACAGGAAGCTCCCGAGCTTCCCGAATACAACGACAAAATGAAGCTCCCCGAGCTTAAAGAAATCGCCGAAAAATACGGCGTCGATGCTTCCGCAATGACGACCAAAAAGGAAATTATTGCCGCGATTGATGCCGCAAGGGAAGAACTTCCCACCGTCGGCGGTGCGGGCGATGTCGTCGACTGACTTTAAGGAATTGCTCAAAGCCGACCGCGATGTGTTCCTGAATCTCGGCGAGTTCGGAGAACAGCACACCGTTGAAGGCAAAGAAATCGCCGCTGTTTTGGATGAAGCCGTTCTGGCAGATTCCAAAACGGCGGAAGATCTCGGGCTTACGCGCGGCGACCTCGTTCTATTTGCGAAATGCGAAGATCTTCCCGCTCAACGCACGGCAGGCGAAAGCCTGAACGTGGACGGGCGGGACTATCTCATCGCTTCGTGGCGCGACGACTACGGAATAGCGAAAATTTTCATATTCCAAAATCTCGGTTAAGGAGGCAAGCTATGACCATCGTTCAAAGTCTGGAGAAGATAACCGACTGGCTCCAAACCAACGTGTGCGACAAAATCAAGCTCAAAGCCCCGCACGACGAGGACGTCAAAATATACGAAGAAGTTAACCCCGTGGCTCACACACTCTTTCAACCCGGCAAAAGCAAAGCCCCGCCCCAAACAAAATACCAGATCCCGTCGGTCGTCGTACAGCTTATCGACGGCGCCGACGATATGGTTAAATCGAACACGCGGATGAAGATCCAGCTCAGCTTTATGGTATGGAACCCCGGAAAGCACCCGCAGGAAGGCGCAAAAGAATTTACGCGAAACGCCGACGGCTGGAAAGATGTCTGGAACTTCGTCGATCATGCGCTTCAGACAATCGAAAACGCCGAATATTTTGACGATGCGCTTCGCGTCGTCAAAGAGCTCGGCATCACTTTCGGGCAATTCCAACAAGATGACGCGCTGGTCGACCTTTACCCCTACTGGGGAGCGTGGGCGATTCTAACCGTCGAAAAAGGGCTCGCCCGAACGGCGGAGTTCTATAAAAAATTTTTATAAGGAGCTAATAACATGGACAACTACAAGTATGGCGTTTACGGCAAGATCGGCGACGATATTGCAAAGAACGCTTCGGAGGCGGGCACCGCGCCGGTATATATCGGCACCGCGCCCGTTAATTTTCTCTCCGATTATTCCGGCAAGGTAAACGTGCCGGTTAAAATCAGCAACTTGAGCGACGCCGTGAAAAAGATCGGACACTTCTCCGATTCTACCAAGTGGGCAAAGTACACGCTATGCGAAGCGGTGGCGGCTCACTTTGCGAACGCAAACGGAAATGTCGGCCCGATCTACGTTATCAACGTACTCGATCCCGACAAGAACAAAAGCGCCGCGGCAACGACGAAAACGCTCACTTTCACGAACCGCAAAGCAACGCTTCCCGCGCTCGACATCATTCTCGCGACGGTCGCGATCGAGGACAAAGTTCTCGGCACCGACTACACGCTGAGCTTCGACTTCGGCACCGGTATTCTTACCATTACCGACATCGGCGAGCAGGCTATTGAAACGGCGGCACTTTCGTATTACACGGTCGATCACGACGAAATCACGGAAACGACCGTAATCGGCGGGGAAACGACCGACGGCGAGATCACGGGTATTGCGGCGCTTAAACTGCTTTACCAGACCTGCAACGTCATCCCGACCTATCTCGCGGCGCCCGGCTGGAGCGACAAGAAAGCCGTTTACGCCGCGCTGGTCGCCGCATCGCAGAATATCAACGGACACTGGTCGGCGTTCGTTTATGCCGATCTTCCTATCGAGGCGACGAAAACCATCGCGGCGGCAAAGAAATGGAAAGACGACAACAGCTACAACTCGGGCTATTCCAAAGTATTCTGGCCGCAGGCGAAGAACGGCGGCGACGTTTATCATCTCGCCACGCTGGCGCTCGTCGAAAAATTGCGCTGCGATCTGAAAAACGGGAACGTCCCCTTTGAGACCGACGGCAACAAAACGCTCGCGGTTACGGGGCTTTACTTCGGCGACGGCGTAAATCTCCCCGGCTTCGATAAGCAGGACGCCAACGAACTGACCGCTCACGGCATCTCGACGGCGATCTACTGGGAAGGCAACTGGAGAACGTGGGGAGATCACACGGCAGCCTATACCTTCGGCGGAAGCCACAAAGCCCGCGAGATCTTCGACGTCAACATGATTATGCTGTTCTACATCGCGAACAGCTTCCAAAAAGAATGGGGAACGACTATCGACCAGCCCATGACGACCGCGCTCCGCGATACGATTTTGAACCGCGAGCAGGAAAAGCTCGACGGGCTTGTCGCGCAGGGCGCGCTTATCGGAAGCCCGAAGGTCGAGTTCCTCGACAGCAATAACGAAGAGAGCGAAATTCTCAACGGGAACTTCCGCTGGGACATCGCCGCAACCAACACGCCGCCGCTTAAATCGGCGACGGGAGTCGTCTGCTATACCGACGCAGGCTTCTCGACCTACTTCGGAGGTGAAGCATAATGGATCAAGCAAACGCTATACTCGCAGATACCTGTTACTGCGACAATGTTCTCGTCGCGAAAGACGTCTCCATCAATCTGCCGGCGGTCAATTTTTTGACGTCGGAAGTAAAGGCGATGGGCTCGATGGACGTCGTGCTCGTCGGGCTTCTCGAAGCAATGGAAGCGTCGATTACGAAGGTCGGACAGGACGAAGGACTGAGCCGCGCGCTCACGCCCGAAAAACACAACTATGAGTTCCGCTACGTCCAGAACGTAACCAAAGGCGACGGCACCGCCAAGCCCGAAGGCTGCAAGGCGTTTCTGACGGCGGTTCCGAAAGGCATCCCCCAGACTGCGATCGAAGTCGGCAGCAATATCGAAAGCGAGATCTCGCTTGCGGTTTCGCGCTACCAGCTTTACGTCAACGGCGAGGAGCTTCTCTGCATTGACAGGCTCAGCCAGATCTGCCGCATTCGCGGCGTCGACTATTACAAGAAAATCGCGTCGATGCTCTAAGAGCGAACAACCCCGGCGGACACTCTCCTCCGGGGTAATTTTTTTATAAGGAGACAAATCACATGGAAAGCATAAAGCTCAAAAAGCCCCTTACTATCAACGGGGCAAAGGTCGAAGAACTGACCTACGACATCAACGAAATCACGCCCGCAGGCTTCGCGGAAGCCGAGTTCAAAAAGTCGCAGGCGTCGGGATCCAAAGGTGCCCCCAATGCGGGCGCCGTCGAACTCGACTACTCGATGCATCTCTATCTCGGCTTTGCGGCGATCATCGCCGTGAACCCGCAGTACGACTACAATGATCTGCAAAGGATCAGCGGGCCCGACGTGATGAGCGTTATGAAGATCGGAAGAAATTTTATAATCGCCTCGGCGGCGGGCGACTCGGAAGCCGCGGAATCCGAAAATGCATCCGAGACTTCGCCCGCGTCTACCACACAAGCATAGTAGACCTTGAG